CGACAAAAGATCGACCGACTCCGAGCATTGCTGGAGTCTGGCGTCTCATCCGACAGCACAGATGGAGCGTCCACGACGTTTGATCTGGATTCAGTTCGTCGCGAACTGGCCAGACTTGAGCGCGAGGCGGGTCTACGCAAGCGGCGAAGCCGTGTCATCACTCCCAACATGACGAGGAGATGACCGTGGCGAGCCATTCCGACATCTACCAAGCGGACAACCCAAAGCACAGGCGGCGATCGGCAGCACACAGGCGGCCAAGGTCGGAGAATTTCCTGCTGAACGACAGCAGGCGTCAGGCCATTCAAGCGAATGCTCTCGACGTCCATCGCAACATGGGCCTTCTGGCGTGGGCAATTCGCAGAACGCTCGACTACTGCTGTCTCTGGGACTTCCAGCCGAGGACATCCGATCGCGGGCTCAACATCGAGCTGAAGCGGCTGATGGCTCGGGACACTCAGGCCGAGGCCGTGGACTATTACGGTCGGATGGACTGGGACGACATGCGTCGTGTCGCCGAGGCTCAGAAGCTGCTGGTGGGTGACGCGTTTTTCGTCAAAGTCGCCGGCGCTCTCCAGATGGTCGAGGGCTCATTTGTTCGGAATCCCGCCGGCGGTCGTCGCGATGCTGACCAGTGGGTCGGCGGTGCAAAATTGCGACGTGGGCGGCCAGTCGCGTGGAATTTCGCCGAGGAAGATCCTCGAAGCGGCAATCAGACCGACAAGGTCATCCGGGCCGGAAGCGTCTGGCAGCATTGCCAGCATGAGGGCAGGCCGAACCAGATCAGACCAGTCTCGCCGATCGTGGCAGCACTCAACGAGTTCAGGGATCTGGACGAGACATTTGACCATATGAGGGCCAAGGTCAAGCTCGATCAATTGTTCGGGATTGCGTTCGCTCGCAAGGAGGACGCGGAAGCGTTCGACGAAGATGACGACGAAGCCTCAAACGCTCAGGAGGGAGCCAGTCGGGTCGTTGACTTCGGCGATGGTCCAGCCGTTTTCGATCTGGATGAGGGCGAGTCAGTCGAGACAATCGAGAGCAGCAATCCGGCCAGCAGCACGCAAGAGTTTCTGAAGCTTTGCACGCAGATGGCCCTCAAAAGTCTTGATATCCCCATGTCATTCTTCAGTGAGGATTTCACGAACTACAGCGGCTCCAGGCTGGCGTGGATCGGCTTTGAGCGGAGCTGTGAAGCAAAGCGAAAGACCCAGCGACGACTCCACCAGAAAATGACGGACTGGCGTCTGGCTCGGTGGACACTGCGGCCAGAATTTGGCGGGACCGGGGAGCTGCGACTACCAGCAGGGATGACGGTTGACCAGGTCAGCTATCGGTGGGTGCCGAGGGGCGTCCCGTGGTGGAAACCGCAGGAGGAGCTGGACACAGCTCTGCGATCCGTCGCGGCTGGTCTCAAGTCAATGCAGGATGTTTGTGACGAGTTCGGGCTCGGAGACTATCTCGAAAACGTTGACGAGATCACGCGAGAACGCGAGGAGCTGGCCGACCGTGGATTCCTCCAAAAGTGGTCAGACTCCGCCATGGTCAGGCTGGCAACACAAGACGAGATGCAGGAGCCGACAACATGACACCATCACGACTCTGGCAGATCGACCAGCGATTCCTCCAAGCATTTCAGGCAAGGGCAGCACGCAAGGCAGGGCTTGATCCTGAGACACTTGACGACGTGTTTACTGAATACCTCGCCGATGCTTTGGGCGTGGATTCCAAGCCCTACGAGATGACGGACGATGGCATCGCGATCGTGTCGGTCATCGGTCCACTCTACAAGCGGAAAAGCCCGTTTGTCAGCAACTACAAAGCCATCGGCGAAGCACTGGCAGCCATCAGCCAGATGGAACAACTGCCTCCGGTGGTGCTGAAGATCGACAGCCCTGGCGGCATGGTTTCGGGTCTCGATCCGGTTCTGGATCAGATCCGAGAGCTGTCCGAGCAGACGCTTGTCGTGGCGTCAATCAACGGCATGGGTGCCAGTGCAGCCTATCGCATCGCATCACAGGCCGGGTCGATCTTTGCCAGTAAAGATTCAGAGGTCGGATCAATCGGCACTTACTGGCAGCTGCTGGACTACTCCGAGGCCTACAAGAAGGCCGGGGTCGAGAGTGTCCTGCTGACTACGGGGCCATTCAAGGGAATCGGCACACCGGGCGAGCCACTCACGCGAGAGCAGCGGGAATTCCTCCAGCAGACGGTCGAGGAATCAAACGCGGAATTCCTGAAAGACATCATGACCGGGCGAGAGATGTCCGCCGAGGCGGTCGACAGTGTGGCCGATGGCCGGTGGTGGTCAGCAAACAAAGCGGAAACATTTGGACTCATTGACGGGGTCGGCAGTCTGGCGGATGTCCTCCAGATGATCCGGGCCCAAGGTTTTACAGAGGAGCCAGCGATGGCAAAGCCGAAACTGCAGCCAGGTCAGGCTGTGACGGATGCAGAGGAGGCGGCAGTCGTCGCGGAATCTGCTCCAGAAGAAACCCAGCCGGTGGCTGAGGTAATTGACGAAGAAACTGGCGAAGAGGTCGAGCCGGTGGCTGAAGAGGATGCCGAGGACGTGGAGCCAGTGGCCGAGCCGGTCGCAGCTGCTCCGGGACTTGCCGAGTACATGGCAGCATTCGGCGATGCCGAAGGGGCTCGAATGTTCCGCGATGGTGTCGCATTCGACCAGGCACAGCAGCAGTCGCTCGATGAGCTGCGGGGCACTGTTCAGGACCTGAGAGCTGAAGTGGCCCAGCTCCGCGAACAGGCTCAGCTGTTAGCCAGCGTCTCACCAGATGAGGCCGAGGGCGTCAACATTGCCAGCGAGCCGCAGCGGTCCAGCTGGTCTGACGCTTGTCGCGGCAAGAAGAACTGAACTGATCGCCAGCGAGGTGCTGGCGCTTGAATACACTTTTGCTCTAAGGAGTTTTGATCATGGCCGACACATTGACAACCTTGGCGGAACTCGTGCGATTCAATTCGCTCGACGTCAACCCTGCCGAAATCAGCGACATTCTGAACGGGGCTCCGGTTCTGGCTCAGCTGCATGCGATGATGTCCAGCAATGGAACGACCCACAAATACAACGTGGAGACGACTGCTCCCGTGATTGGTTTCCGTGCAATCAATGCCGGTGCCGATTACACAGCCAGCGACTCAACGCAGGTCAGCGTGGACCTGAAATTCATCGACGCGACAATTCGTGAAGACATTGCAGCATGTCAGGCATATCGCGGCGGCTCTGAAGCATGGCTCTACAACCGGGCACGGCGACAGCTGCGGCAGGCTCTGTTTACCTTGGAGAAGCAGGTGTTTAACGGAACCGTCGGCGGCGATGCCAGCGGGTTCAACGGGCTGGCCGATGATGCCAACTACAACGGAGCCAGCGACGCTCTCGTGGTCAATGCTGGCGGGATAACAGCCGGAACTGGTTCCAGTGTCTGGTTCCTTCGCTCAACTCCCGACGATGCCAGCATGGCTCTCGTTGGTGCTGGCGATGAGGGCTTGTCCATGGACAACATTAACTTTGTCATCGGCGAGACCTTCAAGGCTCAGATCGCTGGCAGCAACACGAAGCTGATGACGGCTCTCTGTCGTGACATCGGCGGCCATCTCGGGATTCAGGTCGGGAGCAAATATGCAGCGGCCAGAATCGCCAACCTGACAGCCGACAGCGGGAAGGGTTTGACCGACAGCCTTCTGGCTGACGCTCTGGCTCTGTTTCCGTCTGCTGATCAGCCGACACACATCGCAATGTCGAGGCGTTCACTTTCCCAGCTTCAAAAATCGCGGACTACCTACTCGCCCGTTGGGCAACCTGCTCCGCGACCGAGCGAGTATGAGGGCATCCCGATCGTAGTGACTGACAGCATCACGAACACTGAGACGCTTCTGACTTGATCGTCTGAGTCAGCCCGCGCGGGTTCCCGTCGTCAGCCTCCACCCTGGCGGCGGGGCTTTTTGAAAGCATTCC